CAGCAAGTGCGTGAACGTGACGATCCGGCCCGACTGATACCAGTTCGGCAGGTCGGTCCCGAACGGGGACGGGAGCTCGTAGACCGCGCCGGTGAACGCATACCAGTGCCCCACGTCGGGCGGCTCAAAACTGGTGTGCGCATCGATCGCGTAATAGACGACGTCGTCGTGCGTGACCAGGTCGCCGATGATGTAGTTCGTGCCCGCGTCCCAGGCGTCGAGATCGTCAGGGTCGACCTCGAGCGCGGCGCCGTTCTGGAAAAACCGAAGGTAGCCGTCGCCCATCTCGAGGAGCAGGCTCTCGCCGGCCACGTCCGAGACGTAGCGCAGGAGCATGACGTCCTCGTCGTCGGTCTTGCACCCGTCGATAAAGCGGAAGCCGGCGCGGTTCGCGACGCCGCCGTGCCGCTGCACGACGAAGTTGCGGCAGCGGCGCAAGCCGGTCTGATACTTGGCTTGGTCGGCGCGCGCGGCGAGCGCGGGCGCGAGCTCGCCGCCGGCGAAGGCGCGCTGGATGAGACTTTGGCCCATCAGCTTGAATACCAAAACACGAGACGATTCCCATCGCGATACGCCTTCAACTTGATCTTCTTCTGCGGCTCCATCGCCTTCGCGAAGCGTCGCAGGCCGACCTTAAAGGTGCGTGCGATCTCGTCGCCCGCTTTCTGCAACTCCGGAGTCGCGAGCGCGAACGAGGCACCGGACCCGCCCACGCGCGACAACAACTCCTTACCCATCTCCAACACCACTGGATGAATCCCAGCGAGTTTCGCGGCCTCTCGCAACCGCACAAAGTTCTGGCCGTCCACGATCGTGAACTTGGCATCACGCGGTAGCGGCGTTGCGAGCGCTTTTCCTTTCGGCATCACAGCACCAGCAGTTTCGACTCGACCGTCTCATGCCGGAGGAATGCCTCGACCACGTCGAGCAGCGGCACCCGCGTCTGGTCCGAATATTGGTCGAGGAGAATGCGCGCGCAGCGGACCAGCGCGAACGCGGCGACGGCCGCCTCGACCCGGTCGCTCTTCGCGCGTAGGAGCACCGTCGTCAACTCCGCTTGGAGCACGCGCATCTGCTCCGCCTGCCGGTCGCTAAAGTCCAGCATTCACTCCCTCCCCGTGATCCACGGCGCATCAGGCGAGTGCTGGTCCTGCTGCGCTTCATTCGCCGCCGCGACCTTCGCGGTCACGATTTGCCGCTCATACATCGCCCACGCCATCGCGACTTTCTTCTCGTCGCGGCAGAGCGTCGGCGCGAGCTCGTGCGCGAGGCGCCACGCGAACGCCGAGCGGAAGAGCGCATCGCCCTGACTCGCGGCGCAGGTCGGGCGCGCGGTGTATTCAAACTTCGCGAGCGCCGGCACGACCTCGCCGTAGATCAGCGGGCCGGTCGCATCGCTGCCGATGCGGAACGTCGCCGGCTCCGGATCGTAGGCGCGCCGCCGCTCGCCCGGTTTCGTGAAGCGCCGCCCGAAGAGCAGATCGCTCGGCGCGCGGTAGGCATACTGCCAGTCGTCCACGGCCGGCACCGTCGACGTCCCGGCCACGAGCGCGAGCGTCGCATAGCGCGTGGCAAACGGCCACGGGAACGCGCGCAGCACCGCCTCGAGCGCGTCGACGTAGTGCAACCGCGCTTGCACCGCCGCCGGCGTGAGCTCAGTCGCGAGGTCGACGACCTGCACGCTCACGCCGAGCCGCGAAATCGCGAGGTTCACGAGCTTCGTCGTCGCCTCGAGACAAGTGAGCGGGACCCCCGGGAGCGGCACCGGTTCCGGCTCGGGCTCGGGCTCGGGTTCCGGCGGGTCGCCGGGGATCGGACCACCGGGGTCGGGCGGCGCCCCAGGCGGCGGCTCGGGCGGCACCGGGTTGAAGATGCCAGGACAACTCCACCCGTTGTTGCCACACTCCTCCACCGACCCCGGAATCACGAACACGTCGTAGACGATGCCGTTGGCGTTGAGCACGATGCCCACGTCGATCTGATCGATCCCGCCGCCCATGATGCCGGTCGCCGCATTCGCGGCGCCGGCCGAGAGCTCCGTGTTTGTCGTGCCGGTGTGCGACGGGTCGCGCATCAGCGCCACGCCGTTGTGCGGGACGACGAGCGCCCACAGCGGGCGCTTCCCGACGCCGGGCGCGATCGCGATCGAGCGTGTCGCCGAGCCGTTCCCGATGTAGCTGGTAATCTGGCAGACCTTGCCGCGGTCCTCGAGGCGCCCGTCGTTCATGCGCCAGGCGGAGAACCCGATCTGCGTCGCGCCGCTGTAGTGGATCGCCGCTTTCGAGAGCAGCGACCCGGCGCCGAACACGATCGCGTTGGCGGTTTCGGCCGCGGTCACGAGCGAGGCGGACGCGGCCGCGTGGCCGGGGCCTTTGTAATACTGGCGCTGCGTCGCAGTCGCCGCGCCGGTTTCCTGCAGCAGGTGCAACGCCTCGGGCGTGAACGTCGGATGGAAGAGCGCGGTAGTCCGGTCGAGCGCCGGCGTATGGTCGGCCAGCGCGCCGTTACACAGGAACCGCATCCCCGGATCACTCACCGCCAGGAACGCGTAGACGACACCCACAGCGTTGCAGCCGGCATCGGCGCCGACCAGGCGCAGCACGCATTGCGTCTGCTGCCCGCCTTCGGCGAGCGCCGGCACTTCGTCGCCGGGATCAATCGCCGGGCGGTAGCGCGACGGGTCGACCGTGCCCGCGCCGGCGACGTTCCACGCCGGCGTGTTGTCGGTGCCGGCATTCACGAGCACGTCGAAGATCGAGCCGTCCGCGTAGCAGACGATGTCGGTCGCGTAACCCTGACAATTCGCGCCAGTCGGTTTGTCGAGCAGGCCCGCGCCGGTCGAGCGGAGCTGCCACGCCACGCGTTTGATGATCTCGAACGCGCCGCAGTCGCCGGACAGGTCGAGGCCGAGCGCGACGCACTCCGCCTTGACGCGCGCGACGACGTCGGTATGGTCGCCGGTCGAGACCGTCTCGCCGACCACCGGCACGAACGTGCCGTTCATCAACGCCTGCGGCAGCAGGAACGGCGCCATCCCCTCGAACCCGGCGGCGTGCGCTTGCCCTAGCGTCGACCACCAGCGGGTGCCGCCGCTCAGGGTCCCGGTGAGCGGGCGCACCCAGAGGAAATGCACCGGGACAGAGAAGGCGAGTTCCTGCGCGGCACCGGTGCCCACGTAGGTGCCCGCCTGAATCTGCACGGGTTGCAGCGGCGGCGTCGTCCGGCGCGCCCACGGCGTGCGCGGATACGGCGCGTTGTGCTGCCCGAAGATCGGAGTCGGCGCCGGCAGCGGCGGCGTCGCCGGCAGCACATCCTCGGCGCCGTAGACTCCGATAATCTCCGCGGCGGCGGCGAGGGCCTTCACGTTGACCGCGGTCACCGACACCGCTTTGTGATAGAGGAGCTCGAGCGGCGTGACGCCCGGCGGCGTGGCCGCGCCGACCGGCGCGTAGAGCAACGTGCTCCAGAGGCCCGGATTCGCCGCCGATGCGCCGGCCGCCGCCATGACCGGCGCCGCGCCCGCGAGGCTGTAGCCGACCTGGCCGACGCCCGGCGTATCGCCGCCCTGATGGACGCCGACGACGAGCGCCACGCAGCCGAGGCCGCCGGGCTCCGCGTCGACGACGTCCTCGGCGTCGGTCGTGACCGCGAGCACCGCGCCGCTCGTGCTGCTTGTGACCAGACCGGTCGCACGCGTCGACGGCAGTTGGTTGAGCGCCTGCCAGTCGCCGGCCCACCCGGTCATACCGGCGCCGAACCCGGTCGCGTTGACTTTTCGGACCGCACTCCCGAACTGGAAATCGAGCCCGTCGAGCAGCACCGGCACGTCCGCGCCGATCCAGTCGTCGAAGTCGAGCGCGAGCGTATGCGCGCCGTTGAACCCGATCTCCGAGGTGCCGTGGGTCTTGCTCGCGGCGGCGAGCGGCAGCGTGCCCTTACTGATCGTCATCGCCAGGACGCCGTTGACGAGGAGGCGCAGGGCCGGCTCGACACTCGGGCCGAACGACTTGAGCACATCCAACTTGACCCACACGTCGAGCGGCAGCACCGCCGTCGAGGCGAGCAGCGTGTAGTCGTTCGCGTTCGTCGAACTGAAGACGGCGATCTGCCCGGTCGGCGTCAACGCCAGAATCAGGCCGACCGCCGACTCGCTGAACCCGTCCCGGCAGCGCCAGAAGTGCGTCGTCGCCGTCGGGTAGGTGCGCGGGCGAATATACAAGCGCTCCCAGGTGCTCGTGGGTTTCGCGCCGCCGCGGTTCTCATCGGTGCCGTGCGTGCGGACGAACGTCTGCCCGGACCGCATCGCGAACCCGAACCCTTGCGTATGCCGCGAGGCCACGCGCGCGCAGCCGGCGCCGACACTGGCGCTGCCGCCCTCGCCGAAATCGGGG